CTGGCGGCGCACACGTATTTTTATTTACCAAAGAAAATATATCTGCATCTTTGATGCAATCTAAATTAAAATCTATGGCCATCGTTTTAGGTTACGAAGGCTCAGAGATATTTCCAAAACAAACTGAGATACTTGTGCAACGTGGGGACACAGGTAACTTTTTAAACTTACCCTACTACAATGAAATGAAAGGACTACGTTATGCTATCAACGATAATGGCACCGGTTGTACACTTGAAGAGTTTTATCAGCTCTATGATAAATATGTTTGTACCGAGGAGACAATTCAAGAAATCAAAACAGAAGAAAAAAAAATAGAAGAAGCATTTCCTGGAGGACCACCTTGTCTTAATAAACTTGCAACAGTAGGTTTTGGACAGGGCTCCAGAAATAATGCGTTATTTAATATTGCAGTATATTATAAACAGTCTGCACCAGACACATGGGAGGACAAGATTGTAGAAGCAAATCTAAAATATATGGAACCCACACTAAGCAACAGTGAGGTTCAACAATTAATTAAATCAGTAAATAGAAAAGGTTATGATAAGTATCGCTGTAAAGACTCACCAATAAATGCAGTTTGTCAGTCGGGTTTATGTAGAACAAAAAGATTTGGTGTAGGGTTTGGTGAGGAGGAGATGCCGATGTTAGGCAGTCTCACAAAATATGCATCAAAACCTCCAGAGTGGTTTTTAGATGTTGATAAAAAAAGAATACAATTAAAATCAGAACAACTTTACAGCCCACAATTATTTGCACTGGCATGTCTTGACCAGGCTAATCTTGTTGTGCCTGTACCAAAACCAAAAGATTGGAAACAACATTTTTTAAAACCTATGATGACAGGTTTACAGGAAGTAGAACCATTAGAGTCATTAGACCCTGTAAATGAACTTACAAATCTACTACAAGACTGGACAACTAATAGACAATCAGCAAGAACTTTTGACGACATATTAAATAAACTACCATACACAGATGAAAAAAGAGAATTTACATATTTTAAAATGGAGGATTTTTACAGTTTTTGTAAACGTAATCATTGGGAGAAAGATAAAAGTCAAACCGGTAATCTCATAAAACAATTAGATGTATTTGTAAAAGAGGAGAGAATGAGAATTAAAAAACAACAACCAAGATTAATTAAAATACATACAATGAAACAGGTAGAGGCAACTGTAACACAGGAACCGTACCAACAGGAGGATTTCTAATGCGAGATGATCTCATGGTGCAACAGCAGATAGAGGGTGAGTGGCAACACATGGTGGCTGTGATCTGTCTCAATCAGACAGGACGTAAGAAGGTAAAGAAAGTATTGCCAGGATTTTTTAAAAAATTTCCTAATGCGTGGAAATTATTATTATCAGACACAGATACAATAGCAGAGATGTTAAAAGATCTAGGTATGAAAAACGTTAGAGCAAACAGGATATGGCGAATGACCTGTGATT